GCAACTGGAATCCAAGGGGCAACTGGAGCAACGGGAACATTGACTTTTGCAACATCACAAACAGCAACTGGGTCTGCTGTTAACTTTACTGGAATTCCAAGTTCGGTGAGACGGATTACAGTAATGATGAGTGGAATAAGCACAAATTCTACTGTAGACATTATAATACAAATTGGCTCTACAACTTATTTAACAACTGGATATACTTCACAAGGCGTAGCTCTTTCGTCTCCGCAATTTGTTGATTCAGAGTCACAGTCTACTGGATTTTTAGTTAATGGAGCTAGCTCAAGCTCACAAAATTCAACTTTAATCGCAACAATTATTAACATAGATAGTAATAATTGGATATATCATTCAACTGGTTCAATTAATACTGCAGGCACAACATCTTATAGTTATGCAGGGTCAGCGTCACTATCAAATACACTTGATAGAATTCGCATTATGCCTTCCGGCGGCACTTTTGATGCTGGAACAATTAACATTTGTTACGAATAATATCACTTATCATTAAAAACCCTTGACACAAACCTAAACTATCGTTAAAGAAACTACAAGCTAATGGAATGCGATTGGACTCAACTTCAAGACGCTCCAGTTAATTCACAAGATTGGGTTAGTTATAGAAATGCTTTGAGAGATTTGCCTTCACAAAATGGTTTTCCTTGGGATATTACTTGGCCCGATAAACCTTAAAAACAAATGCCATTACTTCCACAATTCGGAGATTCCGAAAACAATCTAATCGCCAAGATTGCAATTAACACTGGTCCTAATCCGCCAACTCGCGGAGATGGAAGGTGGAATCTTTTGTATAAGGTCTGTCAGAATACATACGAAACTGCTGTTAATGGAAGCGGGAGAATCTCTGGTGAAGTCCAAACATACGATGATCTTCCTGTAACATTAAACGATCCTGCTGTTCGATCTGTTTATATCGTTCTTGAGTCAACTGGCATTCCGCTAATCAACCGACATCCATCTGGACTCTATACGAGAATAGCTAATAACGGCGATCTTTCTGACTGGCTGTATGCTGGAGACTTGAGTGATGGTGCTACTGGCGCAACTGGCGCAACTGGAGGGTTTGGGGCTACAGGAGCCACAGGGATTGGCGCTACTGGATTAACTGGAGCTACTGGCCCAGCAGGATCGGGTGCTACTGGAGCTACTGGATTAGCTGGTTCGGATGGCGCGACAGGAGCAACAGGAGTTGGAGCCACAGGTGCAACTGGCCCCGCTGGAACATCCACACCTACCGATGTTCAAATCTTCACCTCATCTGGAACTTGGACGAAGCCAGCAGGAGCAAGGTCAGTAGATGTTCTTGTTATCGCAGGTGGTGGTGGAGGTGCATCTGGACGAGTCAACGCGGGACAAATCGGTGGAGGTGGTGGTGCTGGTGGTGGCTTAACTTTTAGAACACAAATCCCAGCTTCTTCTTTGTTAGCAACTGAAGCTGTCACAGTTGGCGCTGGCGGGACTGGAGGAAATGCTGTTACTGGCCCTAACGCTCAAGGACTTTCTGGAAACGCTGGCGGAGATTCAAGTTTTGGAGCAATTGGCGGGAGTGCGTTTTATCCGTGGGTTTATGCTGGAGGCGGTGGCGGTGGAACTGGCTCTGGGTCTTCTGGAGGTGGAGGTGGATCAAATGGACGAAATGTAAACCCCGGAGGTGCTGGCGGAACTGGTTCAATAGCAAGTGCTGGAGGTGCTGGTGGGACTGCTTTAATTTCTGCCGCTGGTGGCGGATCGGGTGGTGGATGCAATACCGCTGGATCATGGTTTATCGGTGGAAATGGTCAATGGGTTTTAGGAAACAATCCTTTGACATCTGGCGGCCAAGCGTTAGGCGGACAAACCGAGGGAGCGGCTGGGGCAAATGGAACTTCTATGGGATCATTTATTCACGCTGGTGGCGGTGCTGGTGGCGGTGCTGGTGGTGGTGCTGTTAACGCTGGCAGGGGAGGAAACGGGGGGCTTTATGGTGGCGGTGGTGGTGGAGGTGGATGCCAAGGAACCCAAGGTAGCGTTTTAACTTCTGGTGCTGGCGGAAACGGAGCGCAAGGAATCGTCATTGTTACTACATATTTCTAATATGGACACTTACGCAATAACTGATAAAGAAGGCGAATGGTTGGTTAACCTTGTGGTCTGGAATGGCAATCTTGAAGATTGGCAACCTTCCAGAGCCTAATAATATTTGATTTTATTAATGGAACTGAAATAAATATTGTCTAATGAATCTTGATCCGCAATCTTGCCCTCATCACACTGGAATTATGGGTTCCATCACAAGTTTACTAGCTGTAGTTATCTCTATCTTGCCGCATGTAGAGCAATGGTTGCGTATTAGCTCACTTGCATTCGGGACGATTGCAGCTATCGTATCAATTATTGTAATGGTAGAAAAACGAAACAACGATAAAAAAGACAAATGAAAGCACTACTTATCAAGGCTATCTCCGCTATTACTGGCGCATCCAAGTCTGTTATTGAGTTTATCATCCCGATCCTTCGGGAATCCGCTACTTCCCTATTGAAAGAACTTCTGCCTATCGCTATGGAAGTCGTGTCTTCATTGCTAACCTCAGATAAGAGCGGCGATGAGAAGCGTAAGATTGCTGTAGATAAGATTAAAGATGCCGCTGTTAAAGAGGGTATCAATGCCTCTAATCGCACGGTCAACCTTGCTATCGAGCTTGCTCTTGCCAAGCTGACAGATAAATGACAGAGGAGAAGGCATGGTGGCAGAGCCGGACGATTATCGGAATCGTTGTTATGCTATTAGCTCAAGCCCTGAAGTGGTTCAAGGTTGATATTATTAATGAAGAGTTGACGGATATTGTAACGATAGCAATGGAAGCCGTAGGTGCAGGGCTTGCTGTTTACGGGAGGGTTAAGGCTAGAAAAAATATCAGACGAACAAGACCGGGTGGATTGTTTAACCCTAATGCTGAAGTAAGAAAGGCCAAGCCAGCTAAAAAGTTTCTAGGCATCTTCCTAATCTTTGCCGCAACAAGCATGTCAGCTATGCCGTATCCTAGCCATGTGTGGTATGAGAATCCAATTAAGGTTACTCCCATCGTGGATGATCGCCCATTCTTGATTCGTTTAATTGATAGCCTTTGGGTGAGTATATCCATCCTTCCGATCAAAGGGGAAATTAAAGGGCAGGCTGACTTCTAATGAGAGTTTCTACGACAGCAGAACGGCTAGAGATGGCTGACTTTATTCTGAAGTCAGAGGCTAGGCGTGACAAACTAGGCAGACTTAAAGTATATCTACTACCCAAAGCTGATGGCGGTGGAACATTTGAGATAGCTGGGATCAACGATAGGTATCATCCTAAAGCGGCTAACCATATCAAGTCATTATTGGATAACAATAGACACGCTCACGCTGAGAGCTACATCAAGAAGTATCTCGTAGAATACACTGATGTCGTTAAGGCTTGGACAGAGGAGCCTGCTATTGAATCATTCCTTCGGGATACTGCCTTTAATCGCGGCCCTAAAGGTGCGTTAAGAATCTTGCAGATCGCTCTACAGATCGCAGATGACGGCAAGTTCGGGCCTGTAACAAAGTCCACTCTTGCTAAAGCATTGAAGAATATACCAGACCTTCTTGACAAGCTGCGTGTAGCAAGGGAGACTTACGAGATTCGAGTTGCGCCGCCTGTAGGAGCCAGAGCCAAATTCTGGAACGGCTTAAAGAACAGGTGGGATAACGCACTTGAGTTTAGCAAAAAGATGATCGCTTAAAATGGAATCCGAAGAATACAAGAAAAGAAAGAAAGCGTTGTCAGATCGCTACAACGAGAAGAGCGTTTGGGAGAAAGTTAAAGAAGGCGTCTCTGAATGGTGGGATGAGAATGAAGCTCGCCGAAAAGGAACGCTTACGGATTACTACAAGAAAAAACGATGACTATTAAACTATGGATACTCGGAGCTACTTCATTACTGGTTTCCATTCTGTCGTTTTACGGGATTGTTAAGAATTGTTTATGTCTGAAATAGAAATCGAAACACTAAAGAAAGAAAACGAAAAGCTGAAAAGCATTTTAAGGCAATGCTTGAAGGCGAGACAGATCAACCATGTAAAGCAGATCATCAAGGAGGCATTGAGTAATGAGTGAATATACCGATGAAATTTTAAAAAGAGCCGGATTGAAGCCGGGATCAAAATCAACAATTATTGATTCAGAAACCAATAACAAAGGATTATATTGGCCTTCATTAAAAGGAATGAAGCAAATAGAAGAACTTGGCAATCCAGAAATTATGTTTACAGATACTGGTATATATGCTGTAGCTGGAACAGCAAAAAAAGATCAAGATGAAAGGGAAGCTGTTCTTGCGAAACTTGCTGGTGATCCAGAAAAAGTCGCCGACTTAACTAGAGAAGAGAGAAGATTCTTAGAATCCAGAGGGTATGTTCGCGGTGAAGATAAAAGACGAACTGCTGGTTTAGATAGAATTGCAAGTGAGTTTATGGATGGCAAGGAGCCTTCAGCTTTTTGGACAGGTAAGAAACCGACATACAAAAAAACAAGGTAATGAGTGATAAAAAAGATTGGAAGACAAGGGCGCTTGAGATGATTGGTTCTGAACAAGATGTTCCTCGACAACGCAAAACATTTTCTACGGATAAGAAAACAATACAAGCTAGTGGTGATGAGAATATCCCTAAAGAAGTATTAGATAAATACAATGATCTTTATAAATCTGGCGTTAAGAATATATCGCTTGAGGACTTAATTTCAGATTACTATGGAGGATCAGAGAATCTTCAAAAAGAAATATCAAAAGCCAAGGAGGCGAGGGCAAGCCGTAATCCAAAATCATTTGAAGATAAATCAATGGAGATGTATTACGATAAGATTTCAGAGAAGATTCCAGTTCGTTCAAGTGAAACTTTAGCTTCTCATTATCTTCCAGATGACAAGGAAGCAGTTGTTTCAGACCCAGAATCATACAATGAATTCCTTGCACGAATCGCAAAGAAAGGATTAAGCGGATCAAAAAAAGACGAGGAAGAGTTTGACCAATTTCTTCAAAAAAACAGATACACGCGCAGCGATTATGCTGATATGTTGCAAAATCCATTAAGCGAATACATGGGAGCAGTTGAACACGAAGTTGGGCATCATGCTACAGGGCCGAAAGAAGGAAACCTTGGGATGACATTTACTCATATTTCAGATAAGGGCGAGCTATCAAATCAACTTGGAAGAATTCAGCGTGAAGCATATAAATTATATGGTGAAAGGTTTACCCCGGAAACCCTTGAAGACTTTATGGTTCAACAAGACAATGTTCCAGAAAAAGAAAGATTTAAAAATTTCTCACCAGATACAAGGCGTGGTCTTCGTGAATTGTATGACGCATACAAGGGTGAGAAGTTCATACTTAAAGAGAATCAAAGAATTTGGCCTGCTGCCAAAGCAAGGATTCCAGAATTCGTAAAGAACAAGAAGTCTGAAAAAACAAAAACAGCATGAGTGAGGCAATTAAATCTGCGATGAAAAGACTCGGAGTTTCTGGCGTTAATAAACCCAAGAGGACGCCTAGCCACCCAACCAAGAGCCATGTAGTGCTTGCCAAGGAAGGTTCAAAGGTTAAAACGATTCGCTATGGACAGCAAAATGTTCAAGGTTCTCCAAAAAAAGAAGGAGAATCTGAAGCATACCGAAAGCGCAGGGAGTCATTCAAAGCTCGCCATGCAAAAAACATTGCCAAAGGAAAGATGTCTGCGGCATTTTGGGCGGACAAGTCGAAATGGTGATACATCAATAACTTACGAAGTCGTATAAAAATATCTTTTGACTTCTTAAAACAATCTGAAATTCTATTGTTGTGCGACCCAAACGGATAAGTGTTCGTGTCAAATCGGAAACTTGGAAAGTTGTTTTCAAACGACCAACTGAAGACGATTATATCGGAGTGGAAGAGGATGACATTGGGTTGTGCGTCGAAGAAGAAAAGAAGATACTTGTTGATCCAGACCCTTCTTCCGTCCTATCAACCGCCATCCATGAAGTGCTACATGCTGTTTACCCTCAGTTAAGCGAGGATGCGATTATCGACGGAGAAGATGCCTTGGTTGACTTGCTTCACAAATTCCCACAAGAACTATTACATGATGATACCCAAGCCTAGTAGCTGGTGGACATTCCGTGGAGATCAATCTGGATGCGGAAAAGACCAGCAGGTAGTTATGTCGAGTTCAGGCGAAACAATTTCATGGGGAGAAGGATTCTCATGGATTGGCTCTACTGAATTATTCTTAAAGTTATTCACTCCAACGGAAATAAAACAACACAAGGAGATACAATGAGCCTACGCTACGAACAGCAGTATTCGCTATACAAGACTCGTAAATTCCTCCGCGATCTACTCCATCACACTACTAGGCCAAAGACCGTGACTGAGATTTCAGACCGAGCCTATAGCTGCCTGCGTCACTTCCCGCACTTGGACGAGACTGGCAAACCAGTCTTCAGCCAAGATGACTTTGAATGCCCAAAGATACCAAATGAAAGCTAAGACTAGCGAGCGGTTCCAGCCGTTCAACATCACAAAGAAATGGAAGAAGTGGATGGCGGTTAGCTGTTCCCACGGAGATCACATTGACCCAGAGGCTAGAGCTGCTGTGCTTTCGTTCCAATCCCGCTTTCGCCCTGATACAACGATCCATCTCGGAGACTTTGTGGATATGGCAGCGGCTAGGTCTGGTGCGATGAATGATCCTAATGCTTCGGACAGGGCGGCATCTGTCGCGGAAGACTTGGCGGCTGGTGTTGACTTCCTTCAAGAGCTTCGTCCCAACCACATACTTTACGGAAACCATGAAGATCGCTTGTTCCGCCTCGCTAGCTCGCCGAATGCTCTAGCCGCACATGCATCAACCCTTGTCATACAAGAGATCGAGAAGACGGCAAAGAACCTCAAGGCGAGGCTATATCCATACGAGATGCAATCCCATCCTATCATTGGAGGAACAAGATTCATCCACGGCTTCATGTTTAATGTTGCGGCAATCCGAGATCATGCTGAAACATTTGGCTCCTGTGTAATGGGACACATCCACCGAGTCGGTATAGAGCAAGCCAGAACGCTTAATGGAGCTGCTGGATATTCGGTTGGAATGCTTATGCGATTTGATGCGGACTACGCTAAGACGAAGAGACAGACGCTTTCTTGGAGCCAAGGATTTGGCTACGGATATTATTCAGACACACAAATAACAGTAAACCTATGCGAAAGAAAACGAAACAACCCGTGGATGTTGCCAATATAAAGAATGCTTGGCAGGAGTTTTTCAATCAAAACAAAACATACGAAAAGGAAGAATTAAGGGATAAGGGGTGGATTGATGTATATGAAATAGCTGAGAACCTCAAGCTGTCGATAGGTGGAGCGACACATAGAATGAAGAAGTTAAAAATTGATAAAAAGATATTCTCGGTTGTAAGCGATAATTCAGTCCGTCAAATTATTTTCTACAGGCTAAAATAGAAGAGGAGGGCTTGCGCCCCCCTCTTCACCTATGAACACACATGAAACACCCACGCTGAACGAGGGGTGAGACAACATTAACTAATGCTTTAGCGTAGTCAATTTGTTTTCTGCATACACCGCAACGGCTAGTGCTGACCAAGTGTGAGATTTTAATCCGTAGGTTGGACCTTGGTTATCTTTGGTTCCCTGCTGCCCTACTAGGTTCAGCAACGCTTGTCGGATGTCTTTATCTTTAGACCTCATCGTTTTGCATAGGAACATCTTGATGTCCTTCCTGTAGCACAGGATTGTATCTGTCCTAGCAACCTCAGTGAATCTACCTACCCATCGGCAAGTATCAAACACGCTGGCTCCTACCGCCATGCCGTAGCTGCCTACCATCTCGCAGGCTACGACATTATACTCCCTGCCGATCAGGAGTTGCCGCATCTCAAAGTTGTCAATGTGTCCGTGGTCGATAACCTTTCCGTTCCATTGAACGAAT